TAGTTTTGATATTAAAGACAAGGAAGGTCAAAGAGTTGTACAAGGTGTAAATCATAAATATTTTTCAGTTGTACAACACTTTGATGGGTATAGTTATAGAAAGGAGGTAGCAATTCTTACGTAGCGTCTTTGTAAGAGACGCAATTCCTCCACGTGGCTAAAGCCAGTGGCTTCCTTGCGTAAGAATTTGTGAATATATTTGTCTGAAAAAAATACAACAGAAAACAAAGTAACAGAAAGCAACATTGAAACTATCCCATCCCCCACTCAACTTGACAGAGATGAGATGCAATTTCAAAAGTTATTGCAATTTGCTAATTTAGCTAGATTGATTAAAAGGGATTTAAATTCTAATACACAAGTTCAATATACATTTCATAAAAATTTTAATAAAGATGAGGTAATGAAATGGCTTGCTAATCCAGAAAAATTTGAAAAACAATTACGCAATCTTTCAAGATTTTTATATGATACATCAAGTCATTATAAAAGATTAATACAATATTTTGCAACAATGTTGACTTTTGATTATATTGTTGAACCTTATGGAATGACAGATTTTGAACCGACACCAGAATTAATTGAAAAAGTAAGAAAGAAATATATTCAAACAGTAAACTATTTAGAAGTAATGAATTTAAAACATGAATTTTTAAAGGTATGTGAGAGAGCATGGATAGATGATGTTTCATATTATTATGAATTTAGATTACCAGATTCATATTTTTTAATGCCGCTCAATCCTGATTACTGTCAAGTAACTGGTATTGAAGATGGTTGTCTTACATTTTCATATGATTTTAGTTATTTTAAAACATATAAAAATGAATTAGACAAGTTCCCCAATGAATTTAAAGAAAAATATGATCTTTATAAAGGCGATACTAAAAATTATAGATGGCAAGAAATTAGTCCTTCTAAAAGTTTGTGTATTAAAATTGCTGAATCTATTGATTATCCTATTCCCCCTTTTGCAGGTATATCAGAAGAGATTTGGGGATTAGAAGATTATAAGAGTTTAAAATTAGCAAAAACAGAATTAGAGAATTATTTAATTTTAGTTGCTAAAATACCCTATTTAAAAAATGCAGATACGGAAAATAGATTTGGTTTGAGTTTAGATATTGCTGGTGAATATTTTGATAAGATGTTAAATAATCTTCCTGATCAGGTGGGTGGATTGCTTTCACCCTTCGATGATATAACTGCTGTAAAAGTTGATAAAAATGATAAAGATACTGATAAAGTCTCCGAAGCACAAAAATCAATTTATGATAGCGCCGGTGTCTCCCAATTATTATTTAACAGTTCTACCACAGCATCTACAGTAACTAAAGGAATTCTTGTTGATGAAAATGTTGCTTTTAAAGTGCTTCGTCAGTTTGAACGATGGATAAATAAAAAACTTAAAGATGAAAATAAAGGAATTAAGTTTAAAGTACAATTTTTAGATTTAACAAAATATAGTCAAGATGATTATATTAAAAATCTTAAAGATGGTGCTACGCTAGGTATTCCAAACAAACTAAAATATGCGGCGGCATTAGGTCAATCCCCTTCTTCTCTATTGCACATGGAATTTTTAGAAAATAGCGTTTTAGGTGTAACTGATAATTGGAAGCCATTGTCTAGCAGTTATACTCAAAGTGGTGAAGGTGGTAGACCACAAAATGATGATGATGATTTAACCGATGCTGGTGAAATTACTAGGGATAAAGATAGTAATAATCCAGATGTTAGAGATTAATTGTTCATTAGATTTAAAGGAGGCTTCTTAGTGTGAAGTTTATTCATTGTTTTAATACAGAACTAAAAAATAAATTTCTTCAAAATGGATTTGAACTATTAGTAGAAACTAATGGTTTTTTTATTTTTAAAAACAATCCATCTGCAAAATTTAATTTTGAAGAAGTAGACCAATCACAATTTGTTTTTAGTAATACCATGGTTTTTTAAAGGAGGTGAGAACTATTGAGTAAAACTGAAGAGTTAAAATATATTTCACTTGCTACCACTTATGAGATTGATGACAACTTTGATTCAGAAAAGTTTATTAAAATGAGATTGCGAGTGCAACATGATGGCATTAATCCAAATAAAAGTAATTTTGAATTAGAAAATATTGAAAAAGCAAAGGAATCTATTAAAAATATTCCTATTCTTGCACATGTTATTGAAGATGAAGATGGCAACTTGGATTTTGGCGGTCATGATATGACGATAGAAGAACATAAGATGAATGAAGGGGAATATAAACTTATTTATAAAGAATCTCCAATAGGTGTTATTCCAGAATCGTGCAATTATAGCATTGAGGAATATAATGGCAAAAACTATGTTTATTGTGACGCATATATTTGGAAGGGGTACTCAAATTACGCTTCTGATATAATTGAGCGTGATAAAGATATTAAATTATCAATGGAGATTTTGGTTGATGGATTTTCTTATAATGCTAAGAAAAAAATTTACAACATTACAGACTATAGATACCAAGGTATAACCTTTTTAAATAAAGAGTTTGGTACAGGTATGGAAAATGCATTGGCTACTACAGACACATTCTCGGAAGATGAAAATAAGCAAAAGTTTATTATGATAATGGAAGAATTAAAAGAAACATTATCTAACTACAATAAAAATAATTCTGATGAAGGAGGTAGCAAGGTGGATGAAAAGGTAATTGCTTTACTTGATCAATATAATATTACTGTCGAAGAATTAGATTTTGATATTAGTAATATGAGCATTGATGATGTTGAAGCAAAACTTAAAGAGAAGTTTGATACACCAAATAATCTTGATAATGGCAACAACGACAACCAAGAACCAAAGAAGTTTGTTAAGTCATTTGAACTCTCACATGGAGAAATAAAATATGCATTATATCAATTATTATACCTTGTTGAACAAGAAGATAATGAATGGTATTTTATTGACCAAGTATATGATGACAGATTTGAATATCAAAATTGGGAAGGTACAAAAATTTACAGACAAGGATATAAAAAAGATGACGATAATGTAGAATTTATTGGTGAGAGAATTGAATTGTTCCAAGAAAGATTAACCAAGGAAGAAAAAGAAGCGCTAGACAATATGAGAAGTAATTATTCTCTGCTTGAAGAACAAGTAAATGCTTTGACAGAGTTTAAAGAACAAAAACTTGCAGAAGAACGCAAAGAAGCTGAAGAAAGTTTATTTGCACAATTTGATGAAAAACTTAAAGGTGTAGAAGAATATGAAACACTTAAAACTAAGGCTTCTGAATTTAGTTTAGAAGATTTAGAAAAAGAGTGTTTTGTTATTTTAGGGAAGAAGAATGCGAATTTTTCTATTAAACCTAAACAAAATAAAGTGAAAATTGAATTTAGTAAAACTCAAGAACAAAAGGATGAATTTACAGATTTGTTTGAAAAATATTTAAAAAACTAAAAAACTAAAAAAGTAAATTAAAGGAGGAAAATAATTATGGCTAATTATGGCGTATTCAGAAGTGACAATATGAAAGCAACTAAAGATGGGAGTATTAAATCTGGTCGTTATTATGTTGGAACAACCGCAACTGCAATTGAAAATGGTAATATTGTAAAACTTGACAGTTTAATTTCTGGTGAAAGAGAACTATGGAAAGTTGTTGCCCCTGGTGCTGTAACTGCTAAAAATCTTTATGTAGTAGGTACACCTGAAGTTATCTATGACGAAACTTTAAAATCAACAGGTGCATTGAAAGAATTTAGAAATGAAGCAGGGGAAAATATTACTTTATTACAACTTCAAGTGGGTGATACTTTATCTGTTTCCGATGCTTGTATTACTCCTATTGATGATGCAGATGACACTCCTGCTGTTGGTAGTTTTGTAACACCTTCAGCTACAGGGACTAAATGGACAGAGGTTGCTTCTATAGCTTCTAATGAAGTTTGCTATGGTAAGATTATTGCTAGAGAAACTGTTGCAGGTGTAGTATTGAATGTAATTGAAGTTCAATCAATTCAATAATTATTAAATTAAAATTATAAAAGGGAGGAATAATAACATGAGTGATACTCAAAAATTAATTAAATTAGCAAAACAGAATTATAAAAATAGATTGCCTGAACAATATTCCAAAAATGACACAAATGAAGTTTTAAGACAGGCTTTTATCGATTTAAACGGTGGTTCTACTAAATTAGATTTTAAAGCATTGCGTAGAAATGGTGCTGCAATGTTTGAAATCATTGAGCAAATCCTTGAAAATACCGTACTAGAAGGACTTCCTGATGATAGTTTCTTCCATCAATTTGTGGAATATAAAAACTTAGCATTGGGAGATCAAAATAGTTTCTATGTGCCTGACAAAACTATGTTAGTTGTATCTGAAATTGCAGATGGTACTACTGCATTAAGAAGACAACGCCTAGATGTTGGGCAAAACATCAGTATTCCTACTAGTTGGAAAGGAATCAAAATTTACGAACATCTTTCTCGTTTACTTTCTGGTCGTGTTGACTTTGATGAAATGCTTGACGCATTAGAAAAAGCATTTAAAGCACGTATTAATGATGATGTTTATAATGCATTCGTAGGTTCTTTTGCTTCATTACCTGCTGGATTTACAACTTCAGGTGGTTTTGACGAAGATTCTATGCTTGATATTATTGAGCATGTAGAAGCTGCTACTGGTAAAACTGCTATGTTGGTTGGTACTAGAAAAGCATTACGCAAAGTTACAACTGCTGTTGTTTCTGATACCGCAAAAGAAGATGTTTATAAAATGGGATACTATGGTAGCTTTAATGGTACTCCTATGATGAGAATTAAACAAGTTCATGATGTTGGTACATACAACTTTAAACTTTCTCAAAATGATGTTTATGTAGTAACAACCGATGAAAAACCAGTTAAGTTTGTAACTGAGGGCGAAGCTAGAGTTCTTAATGGAGATGTAATGGGCAATGCTGATTTAACGCAAGATTACTTCTTTGCTAATCAATATGGTACTGGTGTGGTAATTACTGATTTATTCGGTAAGTATGAAATTTCTGCTTAATTATAATTAAAATATAAATATATTTGGAGGGGTTATCCCCTCCTTATATATTTGAGAAAAAGGAGAATGGTATTAATGAAGGTTTATGAATTATCTAATGAATTAAATATCACTAATAAAGAATTGATTGAAATGGCTAACAAAATTGAAATTAATGTTAATAGTCATTTAAATAATCTTGAAGACGAGCAAGTGGAAATGATTAAAGATTATTATAATAATGTAGATAGTGAACCAATAAAGAAAAAGACAAATATAAAAAATGAAGATAAACCAGTTGTCAAAGAGGAAAAAGTTTGGAAACCTGACCTTAATAGGCAAATTGCAATTAAAAATATTGCTAGAGGAAAACTGATTTATAAAAGTAAAAGACAAATGGGATACACGGTCATTTGGGAAAATACTAATGATATAAACTATATGGAACTTGGGGAATTTATTAATCTTAAAAATTCTGATAGAAGATTTATTACAGAACCTTGGATTAGAATTATGGAAGACGATGAAGTAGAAATTCTCAAATACGCTAATGTTTATCAGTATTTCAAAGAAATGATTGAAGTTAAAGATATTGAAGATTTATTTAAATTAGATTTTGATAGATTTACTCGTAAATTTAAAAAATTACCAGACGGATATAAAAATTCTGTGCTTGAATATGCAGCCAGAATGATTAAAAATGGCGAATTAGATTCTATTAAAATTAAAAATTTTCTTGAGAAAGAAATGGATATGAATTTAGACATTCTGATTTCTGATGGAATAAGTGAAAACAAATCAAACTTAATAGATATTAAGTAAGGGGTGATTATATGAGTACCCCATATTCTGAAATTGACGATATGTTTTTAGGTGATATTAGAGATGAAACTTTTTTAGAATTTACCGAACAAGAAAGAGAAGAAATTCTTAATAGTTTAAGAACAAAAGCTATTACTAGATTTAAAGCATGTAGAAAAGATTTATATGATAGGGATAACGAATTAAAACAGTTTAATCAGGATTTAACAGAAGAAGAAAAATTAATTATAGCAACTTGTATGCGTAAATATTGGTTGAATGATAAAGTTTACAATCTTGAATTACTAAAACAACGAATATCCACTAAGGACTGGAAGATGACTTCTCAAGCGATGCATTTATTGAGACTTACTACTCTAGCACAAGAATTAGATAAAGAGATTAGCAAAATGATTGTAGATTATACAATTTACAATGTAGGTAAAGAAAATGGTTAAGATAAATATAGATGCATTTAATGATGATGAATTTCTTGTTAATTATTTGAACTTTTTAATTAATCGTGTTTTTAAGATACTCCCTATTTTTGAGAAAGAACCAGAAACTTTAAATGATTATTTAGAATCATTATTATTAGAGCTTACTGGTACTAAATCTATTGTTGGGAAATTGAAACATGATGTAAACTTTTTATCTTTACTTTCAATACTTCAATATATTTCTGAAAATAAATGTGATCATAAAACCATAAAACGTGAAATATTTAAAAGTATTGGCATTGTTGAAAAATTAAAAGATAAATATAAATAAAGATTTTAGTAAAGGAGGTTTTAAACTTTGATTTATCAAGAATGGTATTTAAAATCAAAATGGTTTAATGATAATACTCCATTAAACCCAAAACCTGCAACTGCCACATTGACTTTCACTGGTGTTGTTGTTGAAGCAGAAACAGTTACAATTGGTGATGAAGTTTATGAATTTGTAGCAGATGCAGAAGATGTTACTGAAGACAATATTGCAGTTGTTGTTGGAGAAACATTAACAGCAGACAATGCAGTAGAAAAATTAGCAGGTGCTATTAATACTAATTCAGAAATAGTAACTGCAACTTTTGATAAAGAAGATGATGTTTGTGTGATTTCTTATAAAAAAGTTGGCACTGAAGGTAATGCTGTAGAAATTGAAACTGATTGCACTAATGCTAGTTTTGGAGAAGAAGTAACAAAATTAAGCGGTGGTCAATTTGGAGTACCTTGCCCTGAAGTAAATACATTATTAAAAGATGATAATTATTATTACCTTTGTACTAAAGA